ATCTCATCAGGAATGATGATGTCATAAAGTCTGGAAAACTTTCTCTCTGCCAAATCCGCACGGAAGACTTGCCATCCACCGGAAGTCTTTTTAACAGCAAGGTGGCGACCAAAAACATTATAAATCAGCATAGAATTCGCCCTGTCAGGTCATGCAAATAGAGTATGAAAGCATCATAGCTACAATGGTGAGAGAAAGTCTAAATTGGGGATACTGGAGGTAAGTGAAAATCGGCTAATTGACTGTTTGAATAGCAATTTTTGATTTGAAAAACAGGCAAAAAAAAGACCGAATACTAATATTCCACAATAAAATCAGTAACATAAAAATAAAAATGGCTTTTTTGTGGCGACGCAGTTAATTGCTATCGAAAGAAATGACTTTCTGATCGTAGTTTATCGTGGCTTAGTCAGCATCAAGAAATAACATTAACAATGTTATAATCGCTAAAGTGACAAAATATAATACCGGTTACAAGATAGCTAGTTAAGATTTTGCAGAGCAATCTATAAAGCGCCACAATGACCTAAGGAACTGATATATAACAATTAAAATAACAAAAATGTTCACTTTGACTCATGTTGAGTTTATGATAGTGTATGATTTTTAATATTTCTTAAAATTAATAAAGGATTATCATGGATTCTAATCTTATATCTATTTCAAAAATATTTACCGAGAAGCTATTACGTATACCTGATTATCAACGCGGTTATGCTTGGACCAAAAAAGAAACTTCAGAATTCTGGAATGATTTAGCTTATCTTGAAAACGATAAAAATCATTATGTTGGTGTATTGACTCTTGAAGATGTCCCTGATGAAAATATAGCTCTATGGATTGAAGATCACTGGATAATCCGCTCTAAAAGTTATCACCCATCCTATATAGTTGATGGGCAGCAGCGAATAACCACTATTGTTATTTTAATTCAGTGTATTATTGAAGAAATAAAATCTCGTGGAGATAACATTGAGCTTAACTACACAGATATAAGTGACATACGAAAAAAATATATTTTCGAAGAGAAAAGTAAAACAAGTTGCCGCTCATATATTTTCGGCTATGACAAAGATAATCCAAGCTATGAATTTCTGAAAAGAAAAATATTCATGGAAGACTCGGTTAATTCCGTCAATATTGAAAACACTATTTATACACAAAACCTATCAAGTGCAAAAAACTTCTTTATTGATAAACTTAAAAGTATGTCAGTAGAAGAAATAGAAGTTACATACAAAAAAGTCACCCAACACTTGCTTTTCAATATTTATTCATTAGATGAAGAAATAGATACATATGTTGCTTTCGAGACAATGAATAATCGAGGAAAGCCTCTGTCACACTTAGAATTACTCAAAAACAGATTGATTTATCTGACAACAAAGATAGATGAAGATGATGAACATAAAAGTTCATTGAGGCATTCAATAAATGAATGTTGGAAAGCAATGTACCACTTCCTTGGTAGAGATATGTCTAAAAGGTTAGACGATGATACTTTCCTCTATCACCACTCCACTGTTTTTTTCAAGGATTTGCTAGCTGCGGATGCAAATACTGACTTGGAAGATTCTCCACGTGCTCAAATTTTCGGGATTGATTTATCAAAAGAAGAATACCATGATTTCAGAAATTTTGACCATGTCTATTATCATACAAACAATAAAAGCATGTTGCTGGATGATATTTTTTCAGCCAAACCAATAAACGATGAAACTCGGCATCATGTAATATCTATCGATGCGATAAACGGTTACGTGAAGAACTTAAAAAAATCCGTTGAGATATGGTATTACATCCATAATCCGTCACAGAGTAATTTTGACGTGGAAATTTCAGAATGGATTTTAAAAATAATAAAATTAACTGGCTGGCAGTCTACTCGCATTATACTTTTGGAAGTACTAAGCAACCATTATAATGAAAAAAATGATGTTATATTTTTCCTCAAAAATTTAGAGCGCTTAATGTTCATTCATACAATGCTTTATCGCTTCCATATGATTGAATCATCGACATTCATTCCCCTGGCACTTCACCTAAAACGCTCTAAAAACCTTAAAGATTGTTCTGCCAAGATTAAAACACAAGCTGATCTTCTTATTAAGAATGATTATGTTGGCTTCAAACAAAACTTTAAAGATGGTGATTTTTATAACTGGCCTGGGATTAAATACTTCTTATATCAATATGAATATAAGTTAAAATCAGAAGTTAGAAGTGAGAGATCGAAGCTTTCTTGGGACGAATTCCATAAATCAGAGAACGATAAAGATTTCAAGACAATCGAGCATATATACCCGCAAAAACCTAATCGAACTTATTGGGCGGAATTATACAAGGGACTTTCTATAAAACAGAAAAAACAACTAAGAAATACACTTGGTAACCTTGTGGCACTTTCACACGGAAAAAATGCATCTTTATCAAACAAACCTTTCCCTGAAAAGAAAAAAGATTATAAAAATGGTTGTTATAGTGAAATTGCATTAACAGAGTATGATAATTGGGGTAAAATTGAAATACAAAAAAGATCTGTTGAACTGATGTACTTTATGGATATGCATTGGGAATTAGGTTTTTGCCCTCAGGGGATTATAAAAGACAAAAGCAAACGAGAGGCTTTTTATTTGGATTTTCTAAATCTGAATTTTTAAAATTACATTTTCATGAAAAAATGAGCTATGAATTAAATCCTTTCATGGCTCATGTTAGTACGAATTAATATATTCATAAAAATCAATTAAACAGTCTATTATATTGCATTTTCTAAAATAACTATTACTAACCCTTTTGCTAGTACTTCGTTTGTTGAGCACTCAAACACGCCATCTTTACCGATGACGCGCAGTTTATTACCAGGTCGTTTAGAAACGGCATACACATCTAAGGTGCCATCAATATCTAATAGCCAGGAGCCATTTGATAACTCTTTGTCGCCCATTTCAATCAGCCAAGATGACTTGCCACTACGCACATAATTCAAGCTTTTAAGGTTGACGCCAGCAGGGACAAAAGACTGATCGACGTGGCAATAACCATCGTCAGCTAGTTTTCCAGCTAAGAGTATTTTCTTGTTGATCAAAAGAACTTCTGGGTTAGCTATTTCACCGTGCAAGGGAATAGACATTTCTCCCGTAGCCAACCATTCAAGTGAAGCACCGGTATCTAAAGCGCAAGTTATCACAACATCACCAGGGAAATACTCTCGGCGAACCCAAGTACTTATAGTTCCTGTTGATATAGCCAGATACTCACTTAATTCCTTTTGAGTATTAAAACCGTACGCTGCCATGACTCTCTGAAGGACAGCTTTTCCTCCAGTTGAAAGCATCTTTTCAATCAGTGCCTTACCTTTTTCATATCGAGAGGGAACACCTTTAGGCACCTCATGACCAATGTTTGCATTTGCAAATTTACCGGTGACTAGCCAATTAAGATCTGTACCAGTATCTAAGGCACATTTAATGATTGGGTTACCTGGAACGCTACCACGCTGAAGCCAGCCGCTTATGTTATTGGCCGGAATAGCGAGCGCCTCAGCTAAGCTTTTCTGAGAACTCACTCCATAAGCCGTCATTAATCTGTTCAGGATTTCTTGACTATCCATCTTTTCGCCAATCATAAATGCACCGAAGTGATAAAAAAACATTTACCAAATCGCTTTTACGATCTAAAGTGACAACACACCACATGTTACACAGTAGAACTCAAACGACAGAAAGGAGATTTTGCTTTATGTCTCATCAGAATGCAATTCAAGTACCTGCCGATAAGACGCCGTTATCTAAGGAACTGGTAAACTCTGTAGTATCCCAGTTGCTACCGGCCTTGGAGTCAGCCCTGTCTGCAACTATTGTGAACTCAATAAGTTTGCAACTGACCACACTCGCTAACTCACCGACAATTTCTAAAAAAGATTTTGCTGCAATTAACGGCATCAGCTCCGCTGTCCTCGAAAAGTGGATCGCGAACGGTGTTGTACTTCTTGCCCCAACCCCTTCAACCACAATCACCCAGCAGCGCAAAAACCGCAAAACAGGTCAAATGCAAACTGTTGTTATGGAACGTCATGGCAATGCCCTGATCAATCTTGAGGCCTGGCGTGAGAAAAACCGTCAGCAAGCCATCAAATGCCGTTACATAAATCGTTGAGTCAGATTATTCAAACTAGCAAGGACTAACAATGTTTGATTATCGCGTTTCCAAACACGCTCACTTTGACGATGCATGTAAGGCATTCGTGAATCGTCATAACCTTACTGAACTTGCCGCGCTGATGGGAACTAAACCCCAAATCCTACGCAATAAGTTTAACCCTGAGCAACCTCATAAACTTACCTGTGAGGAAGTTCTTTTAATCACTGATTTGACTGAGGATGCCGCCCTTCTCGATGGCATGCTGGCACAGATAAATTGCCTGCCGTCAGTTCCGGTCAATGAGATTGCTACTTCTAATCTTTCAACCTACGCACTACAAGCAACTGCCGCCGTTGGTTCTATTGCAGCTGATGCGGTGAAAGGGGGTACGGTCAGTTCTCAGCGTCGTATGTCCTTACTCGAAGGTGTTAATGCCGGTATTCGCCATCTGTCACTGATCGGTTTAGTTGTTCAAGGCCGAGTACAGGCATCCCCTGCCCTGGCATCTGCAGTTGGTGCTATTGCAAGCGTCACGACAAATGGGCTGATGTGAATATGGCTGTTTCTATTGCTCCATTTTTAAAACAGCAAAGTCCTTCTCGCCATTTCGGCCATGGTTGCATCGAATTGCCAGGTGGAAAGCGTTGGAACCCTTCAATGTCACAAGCCACTGCCCC